GTGACATTTACAAAGACCTGCGTCAGCTGGAAAAGAGCGTAGGAGAGAACGATGAGGACAATTCCAACCTTGATCTGTTCAGTCTGGAGATGTTCGAGGACCTGGCATGGCTGATGGCCCGCCATGCGGACCCCGCGAATGTGCCGGACAGCCCAGAGGAGTTCCTGGACCAGTTCAACACCTTCTCCATCTACCAGATTCTGCCCCAGCTGATCGAACTGTGGGGTCTGAATGTGCAGACCGAGGTGGAATCCAGAAAAAACCTCGCAAAAGTGAGCGGGAAATGACCACCCCGCTCTTTCTGCTGCGCTGTGTACAGCTCGGTATCAGCATCGCCGACCTCGACCTGCTGACCATCGGGTTGGTCAATGATATGTTCACAGAACGGCAGAATGACGACTATCCCTACAAAGAACTGGCCTCGCAGGAGGATTTCGACCGGTTCTAAAGCAAAAACCAGACGACCGTGCTTATATTGTGAACGAAATAAGCACAATCGTCTGGTGATAGGTATAAAAAATCCCACTCAGCCATGTGACTGGGTGGGATATATGCTGTCACTATTCGATTTCCACGTCCTCAAAACCGACAAGGTCAGCTTCAGTGATGCCAAGGCGACGAAGCATTTCCTCTTCAGAGATTAAGTAAGATTCAGGCTGTTTTAGAGAGGTGTTTGTTTTCATGGTATCTTCAAAGATGTTGCGGAGATAATCGGGTCCTTCCATCCAGAGTCCGGTGGAATAGTCAAATAGCATTTTGTATGCGGGAGAGGTTACAAAGCGAAAAAATACGTCGTTGAAGGAAACACCGGTATCATTACAGTAGTCTGTGAGCATAGTGCGCATAACGAGTACGGCGCACATTTCGCGTTGTGAATCGTCGATGACAACCTCGTTCATAAAACCACCTCCTAGTAATTATCTTTTATGCAGTCTTTTTGGAAGTGCAGTAGTCATAAAGACTCAGCAGATAATCAGAGCCTTCTTTCCAAATCTCTGTGTCAAAATCAAAGAGGGCTTCATACGCACGAGAACTTGTGAAACGAAGAAGAGCTTCCTCGTAAGAAATCTTTTCTCGTGCTGCAAGGGTTTCTACAGCTTCGCGCATCGCAATTACTGCGCAGCATTCCTTTTGAGAATCTGTAGATTTATAGTTTATAGCATTATCACAATTTGATGTCACCATAGCGGTCACTCCTTATAAATTCAAGATGCTCGACGGCATCCTGAGTTCTGAAACAAAACTGATCCTTGAGACGGTTCGGTAAAAGTTTTTCAATCGTTTCTTTGTCTGCTTTTGGAGTCCCAGGCTCACCAGCACCTTCACCGCTGATATAAATCTGAAGGGTACGGGCTGTTTGATCGTCGGCAATCTTTCCACCGATGATATCAATTACGCTGTATTTTTTCAGAAGCTGAGGAAAGAGGTCTTTCTTTCGATTGGCCGCTACAAAATGCAGCCATTCGATACTGGGTTCTTGAAAAAAGTAAGCGAGAATGTTTGGGTCATAGTGAAATTTGTAGACGGATATTTGTCCGTCAGCTGGATCAAAGTCTTTTGGAACAGCACCGATGTGTTTTGCTTTGCGAACAGAAAGCTGAACATAGCTATATGCTTGTTCATAAGATGAGGTTAAGTAGAAACCACGACCAAAATCGAGACCACCCATACAGCGGCTTAAGTCGATGTCAGGAATACTGACATAACTTCCGTGGTAGAGCAGCATTCCATCTTCAAGTCCTATCATACGGTAACACCTCGATTCTTGAGCAGGGTTTCAACATCATGCAAAGCACATTCGTAGCTATTCAAATGAAGAATGTCATAGCAGTCAGCGATAAATCCGAGAATGTCGTATTTCTTAAACAGTTCTGCGCAGTCGCTGGGAGACATTTTCCATTTGGATTGAGCCATCCGAAAGACCCAGCACTGCATATCGGCAATGTCAATATTATATCCACTCATAGAGCATACCTCCTTTGAGTACAATTTCTCAATTTAAGTATAGCTCTTTTTCTGTCGCTTAGCAACGACAGAATTGTAAATTTCAGATTATTTTCTGCCTGTCTGCTCTGTGCAGATGGGCTTTTTTCATGCCTGCAAGGAGGTGGTTACGCAAATGGCATCCAGAATCCAGGGCATCACCGTTGAGATCGGCGGCGATACCACAAAGCTCTCCAAAGCACTGGAAAGTGTAAACAAATCAATCAAGGGGACGCAGTCCGGACTGAAGGATGTCAACAAACTCCTGAAACTGGACCCCTCCAATACAGAACTGGTTGTCCAGAAGCAGAAGATGCTCAAGGATGCCATTGAAGCAACTAAGGAAAAGCTGGCAACTCTGAAAACTGCCGCACAGCAGGCCAATGAGCAGCTTGCCAACGGTGAGATCACCCAGCAGCAGTACGATGCCCTCCAGCGTGAGATCGTGGAGACCGAACAGAATCTGCGATCTTTACAGGACCAGGCGGCTACTACCAATGCGACACTTGCTAAGATCGATGAAGCCGGAGAAAAGCTCCAGAACATTGGATCTTCTGTGGAGAATGTCGGTAAGAAGTTCCTGCCGGTGACTGCCGCTGTAACGGGTCTTGGCACTGCCGCAGTGAAGACCGCAGCCGACTTCGATTCCGAGATGAGCAAGGTTTCTGCCATTTCCGGTGCGACCGGGGATGACTTCGACCAGCTTCGTGCAAAAGCCCGTGAAATGGGTGCAAAGACAAAGTTCTCCGCATCCGAGGCGGCCTCGGCGATGGAGTACATGGCCATGGCCGGATGGAAAACGGGGGACATGCTGAACGGCATCGAGGGTATCATGAATCTTGCGGCGGCTTCGGGTGAAGACCTCGCCACGACTTCGGATATCGTCACCGATGCCCTTACCGCGTTCGGCTTATCCGCTGCGGATTCCGGGCATTTTGCAGATATCCTTGCAGCCGCTTCCTCCAATGCGAATACCAACGTCAGCTTGATGGG